ACACCAGCGGCGTTTACTAGAAGGCCCTTTAGGGCGTTTGCTGTGCTGTCTGATATGATAACCCCCGCAGCGTCATAGACAACAACCCGCGCGGCTTGGGGTGTTTCGTCAACTTCCTGCTTTGCGTCTTCATTTGTAGGTGATGCGTTGAACGTGCCTTCCCTGTGGACTAGGCCAACGTCATTATTGAGAAGGGATGTTTCAAGATACTCCTCGCTTAAGCCGATACGTACCCTAGATTCAGTCAATTACTGTCTCCGAGCCTACCACGTTGCCAAGCGCGTCGCGAATAACCACCTTCGGGGCTGTTAGTGCCTCTTTGATTGTCTCAAGGATAGCCGCCGACTGGTCCATAGCCTCACCGCCTTCCCCGCCTTCTGGTCCGTCCTGCTTGGCGATAATGGTCTTGGCAATATCAACCTGCCTGTCAAGTTCGTTCTGTTGCGCCTCAAACGCTTGTTTTTCGCGCTCCATCTGCATGTTATATTGCCACTCATATTGAGGATCAACGGGCGTTTCTCCGGGCTTCTGGGCTTCAAACTCTTTCAATGCAATCTCGCGTTCTTTCAGGCTTAGTTCAGCTTGAGCCTTGCCACCCTCCATCATCGTACGCTGTTCTTCTGCGCTCTTATCAGCCTTCAAAGCCTCGTTCTCTTTCTGTAGCTCGCCAGCGATTCCCTGCAATTCCTGCATCTGCTCTTGCATTGCAAGCATTTGTGGATCAGGTTGCGCGTCTTCGCCTTCCTCCTCGCCAATCATATCCAGAGCGTCTTCAACCTCACGGCCCATCTTGAACTTACGAACCGCCGTCATGAGCATTGATTTAGCCGCTTCAATAGGCAGATATCCAGCCTCAACCGCTGGCCCTGCGTTCTGGATGAATGTTGATATCCCCGTCAGTAGCTCGGTAATGGCTTTCTGGTCTTGCGCTTGATCGCCTGAAATCGTCGAATCCGTCTCAATGTCAATTCTGTATTCTCGTTGTTGGTCATCGCGCAACACCTTAAGCGCGTCATCCCATGTGGGCAGTTCAAGGTCCTCTTTAATCTTGCGAGGGATTGGCTGCTGTTGTTGCTCCATTTGTTGAGCCGCTTGCATTGCCATAGATTTCTGCTCAACCGTGGGAAGCTTGACCTGTGTCATAATCGACATTGTTTCCGGGCTGAACTGCTCTGCTATAATCTCTGCAGCCATACGAACCAAGTCACGGGCATAGCGCTGAACTTCTCGACGCATGTCATCAAGCCGCATCGTGCCAAACTGAGCTTTTAACTGTTGAGCGCCCAAAGTCTCGGACGCAGCCGAAGAACCGCGCATAATGTCGGCAATGCCTGTGATTTCATAAATTATGGTCTTCACGGCTTCGCGCTGCGTGTAAAGGTGGGGTAATGCTGTGACAAGCTTTTCGAGGGGGAACATCCAGATAGCTTTTTCAAGCCCGCCAGCCTGGATAAACGCTAGAACGTCAGTAGCAGGCTGTAGCGTGTTCTCTGAGCTATCCATCAGATTCGACATCTCTGCAATCGTGCTGTCATAAATACCGCGCACCTTGCATGAATCGATAATGGCTGTAATCCGACGCGTCAAAACGTCCAATTCGTCAGCTTGGTCTGCGTAATACCGGAAAGGCTCAACGGGAATAAGGGACTCTGTGTAATCGGCTGAATATAGCGGCCTTGGGATAGGATAGAACCCTTTAAGGCTCAATGGGTCATCTAACGTCTTTGCAGGGCGCTCCTTGAGGCTTGGGGCGATGAATAACACCTTGCGTGTTTTCTTGTCCCATATCTCCCATACAATCGCCCGTTTGAACGTGTCAACAATAGGATCAGGATCATCATCCTCGTTCACCCCGTCAGGAGTGTAATCCATCTCGATATCGGTGTATGTCTTTGGGAAATTCGCCTTTAGTTCGGCTTCGTCAAATGTGTGGCGGAATCCAATCCATTGCACCTCTTTCCAAGTGCGGCCCGGACCTCTGCGGAAGTCAGCCCAATCAACATGACAGAACTCGACCTCTTCATTCTGAACCTCATCATATTCCTTGCCGTCTTCGTCTGCCTTTTTCTCAGTAGGAGCGTTGTATTTAACCCTCGTAATGCCACGACCAACCAACTGGCAATCTTTAACCGCGTATTTCATTATCCTGTCAAAGTCTTCACCGCTTGGGTCATCATCCATCGTGAATGATAAAGCCCGCTCCATGATGTCAGCAATTACCTTGCCGGTTTCGTCATTATCACGGTATCTACGTCTAACGTCTGGTTTTGGGACATTGTTGTATAGAGCGGGGCAAATGGTTTGGATGTTGGAATACAGGATATTGAACCTGTCACCAGAGCTATAACGAGCAGATGAAACCGTTCTGCCCGCTGTCTCGTCGTGTTTCTCATCCCTATACCTGGAATTAACGTCAGTCGCCTGCTCACGCCAGTATTTCTCTGTCTTGTCGGATAGATCGATCTCCATCATCCAACGTTTAACGACACCTTGAGGGCCGGGGCCTGCGTCACTTGGTTTCTCTAAGGTTCCGGCTGTGGCTTCGGCGGGTTCAGTCATTTTCTAATCCGTCTAAAGGGAAAGTTTCGCCATATTACCCTATATCTCGGACAACTACAATAGTAGTTAATTAACGCCTTTGCCTCTTAGCTGACTTCAACAAATCATTCATCGTGACCGTTGAGCCTTTGCCGACTGTCATCGTTCTGCCCGGCGTGTTGTCTTTCTTGGGCTTCGGCTTAATCCGGCAGTTTACCGCAAATTCCCCAAGCGCGTCGCAACCGTGTGAATTCTCGTCATGCTCTGGCGTTGTGTATGTCTGCATTGAATCATTCCACTTGCGATGATACCGCCTTATGCGCTTAATTCCAAGCCTTACCCGCTTAGTGTCGTTGAACCGTAGATTGGGGAACAATGTTCTAGTAGCGTTAATGCGCTCTATAGGTCCAACAGCAACGCCTCTGTTGATCTTCTTAAATCCCCACTCTTGGGCTGTCTGGTAACGTGTCTTCGCTCCCGCGCCCCATTCTCTCACCATGATATCGTGAGGCATGTAATGTTTATCATATTCGTATGGCTCTGGTCTATCAATCTCTATCCGTTGCAAGTCGCCAGCGTCAGTATCAGGGTTTAGTTCTGGGAATGCTTCGGCTGCTACGTCACCAATTCCGCCGTTCGATAGCTCGTAATAATCAATCACTGTGGCTGTTGTTCCGTCCTCCTGGATAAACCACACAGCGGTATAGTCATCAACGCCAATGTCCCAAGCTGTTTGCACTGGTAACGCTGGATTGTACGGGAAGAAGCCGACTCGATCATCCTTTTCAGCCTGCATCATATGTTTTGCGTAATAGCTTCCCTCTGTGATGATCTGATAACCACCGCCCCATACATGCTCCGCCATTTCCGGGTCATCTTCGTAGTCGTCCTCCATTTCCATCTTGAGGACTTCGGGGAACCAAGGGTTATCTTGCCAGTTAACCTCGATACAGATCATTCCCCTGCGCTTGGACCCACCACGAAAGAACACGTCTATTGCATCTGTGTCGTGCCGCGGGTTCCAGCTTGCCCATATCTCTGAGCCTTCCTTGCGGATAGTTGGTCTCAACAGCTTGAGAGAGTGAGCAGAGAGTGTCTGAGCCTCCTCAACCCAAGCAATATCGAAGTCCTCAAGAGATTTGATGTTTTCAGCGTTGTATGACTGCATTCCACGAAAGACAATCAATGAACCGTTCGGGGCGGATATCTCTCGGTCTGTAACCTTGAACACGGAACCGAAGCCAAATTTCTGTATCTTGTCGACCAAGAGCTGTTTAACTGAATCCTTAATCGTTACCTGAACTTCACGAATGCATGCCGCTCTGGTCTTTTGTGCGTAGGCTTTAAGGATTAGCTTCTCGGCAAAGAAATGGCTTTTCATTCCACCGCGCCCGCCATGCAAACCTATGTAGCGGCTTGGGTCTAGCGCGGGCCGTAATATCTTGGGGATTTGAACGCGGAGTTCAGTCAACAGCCAACACGCTGCTTTGTAGAATATGATAGTGCTCGTTCTTTATTGCGCCTGTCCTGCGTCTTTTCTCGTTCTTCCCATATAGCGTCAGGACTGGCCACATACCGTAACCACTCCATTGTCCCTATACGACCAACATTGTAGCGAAACGTAGCGTGGGCAAACGCCGTTCCACCAAATGGAAAGCCGGGGTGCATACCAGTTTTACTCATTCCATAATCTCCATCACAATCTTGGTTACGAGCGGGTTATCTTCATCGCCCATCAACGTTAGGGCTTGCGCTGCTTTCCCCTCTGTCCTGTCAAAGATAATATCAATAGCTT